ATGGGGCCGGGTGGAATCCGCCGACCTGGGCCGTTGCAGCCGCCGCGTCACCGCCAGCCGTGCCAGCAACCCCCGCCGATCCGGCAGAGCCGCCAGTGTTCGACAGGCCGTTAATCGAGGTCCGCCCGGTTCCGCCGGCGCTGTAGGCATTGCCCGAGGTAATGCCGCCGCCAGAGGCCCCGCCCATGCCCCAGGCCGTTCCCCCGTTTGACCCCGCCGCGCCAGTTGCCGAGGCGCTAGCGCCCGTTGCAGCCGTGTAGCCGATGGGGCTGGAGGTGGTCTGCGTGTTGGTCGTGGTTGATCCGCCCAGACCGCCCGTGGGGGCGACGGTGTAGGCGTAATAGATGGCCGAGGAAGACCCAAACAGGGTCGCGCCACCAGCCGCGCCCGCATTGGACGTGCCGTCGGTAGAGGTAGAGGCCCCACCCGTCCCGCCAGTGCCGACCGTGACCGTGACGCTGCTGTCAAGGTCCGAGGCCTTGCGCGTGAACTCAACCAGGGACGCCCCGTTGCCGCCGTTGCCGCCGGTGCGAATGCCCCCCGCGTTGCCGCAGCGACCAGAACCGCCCCCAGCCCCGCCGGGAATCAGTTGGCCATGAATGTGCGAGGCCAGCGGCGGTTTCGTCCATGTGTTCGCGCCGGTCGAGGTGTAAAGATCGAACCGAGGGGCGATGGCCCAGCTGTCAACCTCCCAGGCCCCGTTCCTGACCCGCAGGGTGACGCGGTCTTTTTGTGAGGTCAGCCAGGCGACGTCTGTGCCTGATCCGTAAATCTCGACCTGAATGTAGTTAGTGTCAGTCGATGATTTCTCATAGGTGACCCAGCCGCCCTCGATGTCAGGGCTGGGCGTCCGGATCCGCGTTCCCGCGCCGGCGGAACTGTCCAACCGGTTGATACAAAACATGTTGGCCGCTGGCGTGTCGTTTAGCGCGACCGTCAGGACGATTGAGGCGTAGCGAAAGGCCCCGTCGCTCGTCGGCGTGTAGTCGATCAGCTGGAAAATGCCCGACGACTGCCGGCGAAGGGCAATCCGCGAAGACGCCGGCAGCTGGATGGTCTGGCCGGCGTCAGACAGGCCATAGACGTAAGCCTCCGTCCCCAGGAAGATCGTCGAGGTCGAGGTCGCCGATGTGCAAAACTCATAGATTTCGCCGAACGCGACGTTGCTGGCGTCGTAGGTCTTGGCCCCGCCTGACAGGTTCCAATAATAGTGACCGCTTCGGCAGTTCTTGGAGGGCTCGACGATCTGCCAGGTCTCGGCGTCGGCCTGGATGTCCAGATTTGAGCCGTCGACCTTCAGGGCGCTGAACGGCATACGCTCGGCCCGCAGTTCCCCGGCGTTGGCCATGCCGATATTGCCGACCAGGAACCACAGATTCTCATCCGCCAGGGACCGGGTCGGCAGGGTCGTGTCTGTTGGATCGGCCGATGTGCCAGGCTCGCCCTGGCGACCCCTGGCGCCGGTGACCGTCACCGTGACCTGGGTGACGTGCGGATCGACAGTGGTGGTGTTCGGCTGGACGGTGACCGCAGTCATCGCGTGACCCCCGTCGATACCTTGAAATCGCCATAGAGGCAAAGGACAGGCAGGGCGTCTGCGTCATAGACCAGAAGGTCATACCGCAGCGACGTCGCCCGCTGCGTGATGTTCGGCAAGGCCTCCAGCGTGGCCATGTTGATGCGCACGGTCAATTCGCCGGCAGTGGGATCCGAGAAGCGGATGCCCTCGATGTCCGTGGCCACGTCGGCCAGGTCGATCAGGGCCGCACCAGGCGCACCTTCATAATATCGCACCTGCATGGCTGCGGTGCAGTCGGTGAGGTCTATCGCATCACCGTCGTCGTCGGTGACCGTCATGACCACGAACCACGGGGCATTGTTGCGTCGGACCGTGATGTCCCAACGTCCAGGATCAGCCATGATCAGCCTTTCGGATGTGCAGTTTTCAGCGCGGCGATCTGGGCTGCGATAGCGTCCAGATCGGCGAAGGCTTCAGCGGCGCCCGGTTGGTCCCGGTGTGCTGCGGCCATGAAGGTGACGGCCTTCACCAGGCCTTCGAGCTGGTCTTTCGCGGGCGGGTATTTTTCCGCCCTTTGCTCCCGCCAGCCCCAGACCGGAGCGGGCCGCTCAGAGGGTTCAAACGCCTCGCCGGTCCATATCCAGTCGGAGGCCTTGCGAACCTCTGGCGGGCAGGAAATCAGGGCGCATTGGCGCTTCTGGGCGTCGGCCTCGGCGTTGGCTTGGTCCTGCGTCGAAAAGCCATCGATCGCGCCATCAGGGCGAACGAACACCCACCGCCAGACGATCGCCATCAGCCGCCGGCCTTCTTCAGTTCGACCACCTCGACGACCGCGTCGGTGTGGGTGTGGCCGATCGAGCCCGCTTCATTGATGAACCAGTCCAGGGTGTAGCTGCCGGGCGTCACGTTGCGGATGACAAAGGTCAGGACCGGGCAGTTGAAGGTTGAGGAATCGTGCTGGAACCGGGCGTCGCCGTCCGCGTTAGTCATGTTGTATGACCCGTCCCAGGACGGGGACGCATCCGACAGCTTGGCCCACCAATAGAGGCCGTTGTTCGATCCGAAATCCACCTTGGCAGTCAGGCGAAACAACAGGGCCTCGCCCTCGCTGACGGTAAAGCTGTGGCTGATCAGGGTCACATAGCGCGGCGAGCCGCTGTTCTTGTTCACACTGTCAACAGGCCCGGCTGCTGTTCCGACCGAAACCGCCGAGGCCGCGCCGGTGTTAAGCTGGGGCGTGTCGATGGTGTCGACCTCGACCCCTTGGCCATCGACGTAGGCCGTCGTCACCGGGCCGAGCGTCAAACGGCTTCCCAGCGTTCCGTTGACCGACCGATAGCTGACCGCGACTTGATAGGCGGTGTTGGCGGTCAGGCCCTGGACCTCTGCCGCAACGGTGTCGGAACTGCCTTCAGTCCAGACGGTCCAGTCCGTGCCGCCGTTGACGCGATATTCGACCACGACCCGCGCGACGTTGACCGTGCTGGGAACGGCCCCGGTGAGGGTGACGGACGGAACGCCCGCCGCGCCCGCCGCCAGCGTCCAGTTGGTGGCGCTGGGTGTCGGGACGACAGTCGGGTCCGTGCCGAGCAGGGTTGGCGTGGCGGGAGCCGATCCCGTGCCGGAAAGCGCCCAGGCGTGCTTGGCGTTGGTTTCCGACCGGAAGGTGACCTGAACAACATCGCTCGCTGGGTCATAGGTCCGCGAAAGGACCATGCACTTCTGGCCGCTCATCGCGAAGCCGTCTTCGGTAATCGTGAAACAGTCGCCCGGTTCCAGGTCTCGCAGATAGGGCTTGAGCGGAATAGTCCCGGTGATGGATTCGCGGCTGTCGGCGATGTCGTACCGGGCAAGCTGCGCCGCCTGGTCCTTGCTGCTGACATAGGGATAGGTCACCCCGCGCTGCCGCTCGCCGCCGTCTTCGGTCACATATGTGGCGCTGGTCTGCGGGTCGAGGTCCACCAGCTGCCACGCTTGGTCTTCCTGAACGCAGCGGGGCGTAATGGTATTGACCCGGCCCTCGCGCGGTGCGCCGACCTGAAACTCGCAGGGGCCGGCGGTATCGGCTGCCGAGATGGTGACGATCGAAGACGGGGCCGCCGCCCGCGACACAACGCTGATCTTGCCGGCGTTGCGCGCGGCCAAGGCCCCGCCGGCCTGAAGCAGCCCCTGAAGGACTTGGTATTTGTCCTCGAGGCTGTAGGCGACCGCCGAGACCGTCCAGCCGTTCGCGTCGGCGACGTTGGCGGCAGAGATGAAAGACGCCACGTCGATGCCATCGACCGACGACCCGATGCCGCCCACCAGCTTGCCGTTCTCTTTCAGGCCCAGCGACCAGTTCAGGGCGTGCAGGATCGGGTTGGTCGAATAAACCCATGTCGATCTGGTCGCGAGGCGGCAGGCTCCAGACCCGCCCGGCCAGGTGCTGTCCAGTCGCGGATCCCAGAGCAGAATCCCCTCGACCACCTGAAGCGCAGCGGGCTCGCCCGTCGGCCACCGCCGCAGTTCGCCATCCTGAAATAGCACAATCATCGAGCAGGCCTTGCCCGACAGCTTGTGGTTCGCCGTCCAGGTCGAAAGCGTATAGCTGCCCGGAACAGATGGGGTCGTCAGGACCGTGTCGGGTTGAGCGCCAAGCCGCGTCTTGCGGAACAGCTTGTTGATGGGCGTCGAGTCCATCGTCTCGCCGGTGAAGGTCTGGGCCACGCCGTCGAGCAACAGCGCGCCCATCGCGTTGACCGGACCCGCGCCGCTGTAGACCGTCACGATGCCTTGATAGCGATTGTCGGGGCCGAAGGTGTCGCGGTAGACAATTTGACCACCCAGCGCCCGGCGGCCCATCACAAAGGGGATCGGCGCGTTGGGATCGGCTGACCAGTCTGTTGCGCGCCCCTCTGCGCCTGGAACATCGGGAGCGGTTACGGCGGCGATGGCCGCAGTCGTCGCCACGATTAGCGCCGCCTCGATGACCGCCGTTGCAACCACCGCCGTTGTTCCGGTGAGGCCCAGAGAGTTGACAATGGCGACGGCAGCTACTTCCGGCATGGGCTGGCCCTCCATGCGGTCAGGGCGTGGTTCAGGTCAGGCTGTAGGATCATCACAACGCCCTCCTTGATCCCCAGCACCCGGCCATTTCCGACCGCGACACACAGCGCCACGTCCCAGACGTCGCCCTCGGTCGCCATGCCGATCAGGTCGCCCTGGATGGCCATTGCCGGGGCGATGCGCGGCAGCATGGCGTCAACCGCTTCGGCCAGGCCGGTGAAGCCTTCGTCCCGCAGGGCCTTCAAAGCGGCGTGTTCGGAGGCGTATCGCTGGCCCTTCATCAGGCTGGTCTTGATCCCCAGCTGGCGCAGATTGTGAGCGGCGATCTGGGCGCAATCGACCCGGCCCCATTTCATGGCCTTGCCGTTGAAGCGTTGAATCGTCGCCTCGACAGCCTCGCGCCGAATAACCAGGCTCATACCCGCCCGCCCTGATAGTCGGGGAAACTGCTGACCCGCACCACGCCCGGCCCGGCGGGGTCGTTGGCGCGCCAGTAGATTTTCCGGGTCACCGTGGTGACAAACTCAAGGCCCAGTTCGCCGGGCCAGACCGCCTGGTGGAAGCTGTCCGACAGTTTGCGCTCGGCGTTTTCCTCCAGGAGGCGGCCCTCCTCGGTGCCGCATTCCATGATCAGGGCATAGCTGGACCCGACCTGAAGCCGCCCGAAGTCCAGCTCACCCCTAAACAGCGTCTCGGTCGCGATCAGGGCGCCGGTGGAAGGGTCAACGGCTCCTTGATAGACATACACAGGAGACCCCTGCGCCGTGGCCGCTGCAATGGCCGCTATAGCCGCAGCCGAGGGCGGCAGCAGGGTGATGGTCGCCCGCGTGGCCTGACCGTCCGCGCCGTCGCCGATGGTCTCCACCGAGCCCAGGGTTCCGTATGTGGAATCTTCCGCCGCGTAGGCGTTGCCGTCGATGGTCACCAAACCGCCACTGACCAGCCGGATCGTTGCGCCGCCGTTCAGGGCGATCGAGACCGCCGTGAACGTGACCGGGGCCGCGCCCTCTAAGGCGGTTTTAAGCGCCGAATCCATCAGCGCCGCTCTTCGATGGTAAAGGACAGGCCTTCGACCAGCCGGGCCACGCTGATACCCATTGCGCCGTCAGGGACGGTGACAAACCCCTCGACCTTCGCCGGATTGACGTTCAGAGCCGCATTGTCAGCGGGGCTGGCCCGCAGCAGGGGCCGGATTGGCAGGGTGGCCGCGCCAGCGCCGCTCGCCGTGGTCGAGGCCGTGGTCTGATACAGATAAAGCAGGCTCGACACCGAGACCGAGAACCATTTCCCCTTGGGAATGACATACCCCGCCGTCCAGCCGTCCGTAATCAGGCTGGCCCCGGTCTGGGTCGCCCCATTGACCAACGGTGTCCCCGGCGAGCCGATTGTGATGCCGGGCTCTGGCAATTCCAGAATGCCGGTGTCGGCCTCGGTCAGGAGGTCGGTCCAGGCCAAGGCATTGGCCGCCGTCATGGGTGGCAGTTCGACCTCGAACGCCCAGCGCGACCCCAACCGGTTGATCCGCTGGGTCGATCCGCCGAAGGCCGACCGCAGTTCAGCGCGGGCCGTCACCAGCCGGGGCGTCAACGATCGGGGAGACGGGGAGGTCGGCAAGGTCACGCTCATCGGGCAACCCTGTATTGCTGGGCCTTCATGGCGCGGGCCTGTTCGGACTTGATCTGGCCATAGACCTGACCACCCGTCCGGGCGCTGATGGCGTTCATCTGGTTGAGCAGATCGGAGGTCATCACCGCGCCGCGCAGATCGAAGACCACCGCCCCGCCGCCGCCGTTGTCATTGCCGTGGCGGATGTTGACCATCTCGCCGGGCGTCGCTCTGAACTGCATCAGCTGGCTGTCGATGCCGCCACTGCCGCCGACCGTGAAAGAGCCGCCGGTCGCGAAGCCGGGAGTCGATCCGCCGCCGAACATCGAGGTTAGGGCGGCGCCGATGGTTGAGAAAATGCCACTCCCGCCGCCGCTGCTGGACATGGCCTTTAGCAGCTGATCCATCAGGTTGGTCAGGATGTCGGCCAGGCGGTCCATCAGCCGGTCGGAAAGCTGGTCGGCCATCCACTGGAACAGGCCCTTGGTCCCGCCGCTTTTCAGGCTGTCCAGCGCGCCCCGGAAGGTGCCGGCCATCTGTTCGCGCAGGGCCTTGGCCGCTTCGTCGCTCATGATGGCCCCGCCGAAGGTGGCGGTCGGGAGGTTCATGTCGACCAGCTGGGGGTTCTGGTCAGGGCCGGCCTTGACCGTGCCGGCGAAGTCGTTGCGAGCGGCGTTCGCATCGATCTGCCGCAGGGCCTTGGCCAGGCCCTCGGCGTTGATCTTGCCCGCCTCCAGGGCGTCGGACAGCAGCTTGAACTGTTGCGCCTGGTCATAGGCCGCGCGCTCGGCTGGCCCCATCAGGCTTTCGTTCAGGGATTTGAGTTCGGCAGCGAAGTCGCGGACGGGCTTCTCGGCCTTGGCAGCACGGGCCCCGGCCCCTTGAGCCGCAGCCCCAAGGGCGGTCACGCCGCCGGTCAGCCCTGCGATGGCGTCCGCCTCCGCCTTGGCCTCTGACGGCTTGATGACGATAAAGCCCTGACCGCGCGGCCGGCGGCGACCGAAGCCGTTTGAAATCAGCACGTCCTCGGCCGCCTTTAGCGCCGCCGCAGCCTTGGAGACCCGCTGTTCTTCCATGCCACTGGCATATCCAGGCATGCCGCCGACGCCCATTCGCATCAGGGCGTCTTCGTTAGTCTGGGTCGCGGCAAGTCGTGCGCGGGCTGCGGCAAGGGTCTTCTTCGCTGATTCCAGCTCTGCCTCGCCGGCCGCCCAGGCCGCATGGGCCGTGCGAAGGTGTTGGTCGCGCAGCTGGCCGGATGCGCCCGCCGCAAGGGCCATGCTCTCGCGAACCGTCTTCAGGATCGGGTCGAGTTTTTCATGGGCCTGTCGGTTGGCGGCGGCAGCAATTCCGGCTTGATTGTTGGTGAGAAGGTAATAGCCCAGCCCCACGGTCAGGGCCGCGACAGCGGCGGCTGCCAGCCCGATTGGCCCGGTCATGAGGGTGGCCGATACGCCAGCCGTCACCAAGGCTGCGCTGAGGGTTCCCAGAGCAGACACCAGCGCCCCAGCGCCGATCAGGATCGGGCCAATGGCCGCCGCGACTCCAGCGCCGATCAGGGTAAATTTCTGCATTTCCGGCGACAGCTGGCTGAAAGACTTCAGCATGTCCGTCAGGCCCGTGACGACTGGCTTCAACAGAGGCGTCAGGACCGTCCCAAGCGTGACGGCCATCTCCGCCCATTCCGATTGCAACTTCCTGATCTGGTTCGCCGTGCTGTCCGCCGTTCGCGCGACATCGCCCTGGGCCTCGGTCGTCGCCTTCATGATCAGCGCGGCCCGGGCCTGGATCTTTGCCGTTTCTGACAGTTCGCCCTTCATCGTGCCAAGGCCCATCTCGACGGCCTTCAGGCGGACGGCTGACTCGGTCAGGAAGACGTTGAACTTCCGCAGGGGCTCGGCTTCGCCCGACAGGCCAGAGATCAGGCTTTGCAGGGCCTCATCGCCCGAGACGTTGAAGAAGCTGGAGAGATCCTGGGCCAAGATTGCGAACTGCTTCGACATCGCCGTGGCCTGGGCCGTTGCTGGGCCGCCCGCCTTGAACAGGCCATTAAAGGCCAGCGCGCCTTTCTGAAGCTCTTGCGTCGAACGGCCCAGCGCGTCGCCGGTCGTTTCGGCCCAAGCCTCGGTTTCCTTGGCCATCTTGCCAAACGACACCGCAAAGGCGCTGTTCATTTCTTCGGCGTCAATCGCCAGCTTGGCCATCGAGCCGCCGACCGCCGCCAGGGGAGCGGTCAGGCCGAGGGTCAAGGCCCCGCCGATCCCCTGGAGGTTGGCCGACATCTTGTTCATGTCGCGCTCGAACTTTTTCATGGTCCGTTGCGCGCCGGTCACGCCGCCTTCGAAAGACGCCGAATCCAGACCGAGGGAAACGCGGAGCGCGCCGATAACGCTATTCATGCTCGCTCCTTTCGACGACAGCCCCCACAGCGCCCGCGAAGGCCTTCAGGGTGGCTTTCATTTCATCCGGGGACTGGTTCGCCGCTTCGCCGACAAACTGCCGCCAGCGCGGGAAGGTCTTGACCCTGCCCAGCGCCGCCGTGTTGAACGCCAGCCAGGCCCGCTGCTTGTGGGCGGTCTGTTCGGCCTTCATGCGGGCTTCGACCCAGATGCGAAACAGGCCGGGCGTCATCCGCCAGAACTGCTCCGGGTCGCCGCCCAGTTCACACCAGACGCTCAGCGCGCCTTCGAGGCCCTTGCCTTCGGACGGGGAGGGTCCGCAGATTCCTCCCCTCCCAACATACCGCTTGCAGCCATGGCCTCGGAGACCAGAGCCGCAGCCCTGGCCATACCCATCGCGCCGATCAGGTCGCCCGCCTCGGCGATGGTGACCGAGTGGTGACGCTGGAGACCCGCCCAGATCACCGCCCGCGTTGCCGTTGGGCCGGTCATCTTCACGCCCTCGCCCAGGACGGTTTCGACGTCACAAAGGGCGTTGAAGTCGAGGACCATCCGATACTGGACGCCCTCGACCTCGAAAACGACTTCACCCCTCATTAGGAGGCCGCAAAGGTCGGGACGCCGGTGAACTTGACGGTGAAGCTGGCCGTCATCTTGTCGCCGGGAGAAACCGAGCCGGGATTGTAGGCGGTGACGAAGCATTCACAGCTGAAGTTCGCCGCATCGGCCCAGACGACTTTGAACGTCCGAACAGCCCGGTCAAGCAGCGCGGCCCGCAGAAGCTGGTCCGTGGCGCTGTGCTGGTCGTGGTTCAGTTCGACCGTCGCTTCACCCACGTCAGCCAGGCCCGCGATATATTCACGGTGGGCCGAGGTCGAGGTCAGGTGGGTCGATTCCACAGTGTCCACCGAATAGCCGTAGGGCTCGATGCTGGTGGGCTCGCCGATCAGGGTCAGGGTTCCCGAGGCATTGTCGAGGTAGACGGTGGCTCCGTAGCCGATAGCTCCAGCCATTGAGGTAGCTCCTTTGAAAAGGCCAGGTCGGGCCGCTTAGGGGTCTGTGTGCCAGACCTGAAAATCGAGGCCGCAGCGGAAGCGTCTGGCTTCCGGCTGATCACCTTCGAATGAATGGCGTTCGCCGTCGACGAACAGGCCTTGAAAGGTCACGCCGCCTTGGGTGAAGGTCTGGCCTGAAAGGGCTGTCTTGACCGCATCGCCGACGCTGATGGCCGAGGCCATTGTCTTGCCCCAGCAATCAATTTGCACCCGCGTCGCAGCCAGGGCGACCGTGGCGCTGGTGCTATACTCAGGCCGGTGCGTGATCTGGTGAACCACGATCAGCGGCAGGGTGTCGGTCTGATGGGCGAGGACGGGCCGGATGCGGGTCGAGACCAGCGCAGAGACGCCGGCGGTGGCCAGCAGCTTGGCGATCAGGGCGGCTATCATTTCTTGGCCCTCTTCGCAGCGCGGGCCGCTGTTTTTTCAATCTCGGTCGCAAGCCCGGTCTTGACGTCCGCCAGAGCTTGCATTTTTCCAGCGTCCCAGGCGGGTCGGGCAAAGGGCTGCGGCGGGGCGTCAATGGTGCCGAACTCTTGAAGCGTCGCTTGAATGACCCGCGACGCACCAGCGTAGACTTCGACGTCCGACCGTTTCGGGCTGATCTTCGACTGGCGCCGAGAAAGCCTAACCCCGGTGTCAATGTGGTCGCCCAGATAGCCGGTGTCGCGCGGGGCTCTCTGGGCCATGTCGTCAGCAATGGGCTGGGCGGCCTTCAGCAGCACACGACGCACGACCCCGCGCGCCGTGGACTGCTTCATTTGCATCAGGGCCTTGTCGAGTTCCCGCAGGCCCTCGACCTTGACCTTTATCACGCAGAGGTGCCGATGATGTCGACATCATAGGTGGCCGACGCGCCAGCGGGGTTGGCGACCTTGATGATGTCCCCGGTCCCCGCCGTGACGGTCCAGCCGGCAGCCGGGGCGGTGACCAGAATCTCGGCGCCAGGGGCGAGGCTCAGGCTATGGCCGCCGCCGCCGAACGGGCCTTGAAACGGGTTCGTGCCGTTGCCGATGACCAGCGTCGTGCTGTTGGTCGAAGGCGCGCGGAAGCGCAGAACCTTGACCTTTA